AGCGCAAGATTGGATGCAGCGATGAAAGAAATACGCAAGTCAGGTGTAAGAGCAACACGAAATGTGATGGGCTGCTGCCGATCATGTATTGCAGCGGGTAGCGAGTCAAACCATAAAGTTATATGGCACTACGGTGGCCAAGGTAACCGTTTCCAGGTTTATGCGGACTGCGCAGCAGAGCCTGGTTGGGATGGTCGTGAAGTTCGGGAAGTTTATTTCAACCACGACAACTTGGATGAGTTAGAGATCGCAGCGATCGTGGCAATCTTTAACAAGCACGACATCGCAGCCAGCAACGAAGGACTGCACCTTTGCATCGTGATCGACTTTGAGGCATCAAAGCGCCGCGATCCTAAAGCAATCGATGCAGACATGATGGTGATGGTATGAGCGCACCTAAAACAGGATGGATGCAGATCTACTGCTCAGAATGCCGTCAGGCTTTCCCGATGTATCCCGACCGAGCCTGGTACAACTTTGTGGAGCCAAGTTATCAAGATGCCATTGGGTTCTGTTCCCCGAAGTGCCTGGAAGTTTATGCAGTCAAACGCAAGTGGGATGTGGAGGCAGCCAAATGAATAACTGCGGAATGTGTGGAAAAGATGCCAAGCGCCTGGTTGGGCGGTGGTTTAAGTATGACAACGGAGAGCAGTTCATTGAGTGGGTTTGCACCCGTTGCGCGGACCTTCACGCAAGCCTGGTGCGCAAATGAGCGAAATCAAACTGCACATGATCGAGGAGGACTTCGAGAATCTGGTCCATACCTCGATGCCCTGGGGCGGCCATTGGATCGAGCAGATTAATCGCTTTGAACCAGCCCCGATGCTTCATTGGCGCTATGCCTACTGGGTCGACAACTTTATGGCGGTGCTTCTTTGCCGCGCATATTTGACCACGCAAAACTGCGAAACGCAGACCGTTTGGGATAGAGCCTTCAATTGTTACCTGATCCTAACCAACTACGAAACAAGAACCTGGAGGTCGTAATGCATAAGTTCAAAGTAGAGATTGAGATCAATTATGACGGCTTGATCGGCGAGGAACGCACCGACCTGCCAATGTCTAAATCGCACAAAAATGCCCTGATGCGGCAAGCCGTGTGGCTACAAGTAGCCGATGCCATGGCATCCTATGGATTAACAACGACCGTTAAATCGGTGGTCTTTGCGAGAGGGAAGGAAGACAAATGAACAACGCACCTGTTTATCGCCGCCGTAGGTTCGTGGCGTTTGTAGTAATTCCAGCAATCATCCTGGGGCTTTTGATCGGTTATGCCACCCGCGATCTTTGCTATGTCGGAACTGAACACGGCAACGCGATCGGCTACGGCTCTTGCAGCGCCATGATTGATCGGGTGGTGGGCAAGTGAGTCCAGGGTTCAGCATGATGGGATCGGGGATTTACTCCGAGGAAGTGGATCGCGAGATTGTTTGCGCCGAGCAATGCGGAACTTGCGATGACGAAGGCAAGACCTGTGATGCGGTTTGGGAGGAGACACTTTCAACCGATGATTGGGGCAATATCGACAACGATGTGGAATGCGCAAAGTGCGGACACACGATCAATTACACCGAGGAGAGGCACTATGACTGAAAACATTTACATGATCCAGGCGGTTGAGGATGGGGCTGTAACCTTTTCTCAGCGCTACGACAACGCGCTGGATGCAGTTCACGCTTACGATCGCTTTGTAGACTTTGGTTTTGCCAAGTGGCAGCGCGAGATTGTTTTGGTTGAGCCAAGCGGCAAAGCCCACGCAAAGGTCTTTGAAGGACCCCTGTCGAAGGCTCTCAAGGTAAAATAATCCCGACCCATTCCCGAACCGAGAGGAACTGAAAATGGATCAGATGCTTAACCGCTGCGCGTATGGTGCGTGGCATTACGGAGAACAACTCTGCGAAGTCTGCCGAAAGGGGCGGAAGGAGTAGCCCATAAGGTTGGCAGCGCGAGTTCTCTTAGCAGCCGTTCTAGCGGTAGGACTCGTGGCAGCAGCACCTGCTCAAGCGCAAGCACCTCATTTGACCCAGGCACAAAAGATAAAACTGATGTCGCCCAAGTCTTATGCAGCGATGAAAGTTGAGTCGAAGTGGCTCAACCCAAAGCGCGAGTTCAAGTGTCTGCACGATCTTTGGATGAAAGAAAGCAACTGGCGGCCAACCGCCCACAATAAGTCCTCAGGGGCTTTTGGGATTGCTCAATTCTTGCCATCCACTTGGGGCAACTACAAGTTTCCCTTCAAGCCTAAAGACCCGCAGATCCAAATCGATGCTGGCCTTCGGTATATTTACAAGCGCTACGGCACACCCTGCAATGCCTGGGCCTTTTGGAAAAAGAAAGCAGGACCCGATTTACACGGAGGTTGGTATTGATGAGTCTTGACTCCCCTTTTGGCCTTCCTTTGCGCGTTGATCATCCCAGCGTTGATCCCACCGAGTGGGAAGACGATGAGGATGACGATTAAACAAGCGATCGTTGACCTAGTAATTCAGAGAGCGGGCGGCTACTGCGAGAAATGTGGCCGACCCGCTTCTGAGTCTATGGCGCTGCACCACCGCAAACTGAAGTCCAGGGGCGGCAAAGACTCGGTCAGCAACTTGATGTATGTCCACCACGAGTGCCACAACCTGGGAACCGAGTCGATCCATCTGCGCCCTGCTTTTGCAGCCGACAAAGGGTGGATGGTTGCCTCTTGGGATGAACCTGAAAACACGCCGATGCATTTACCTGACGGTCGCATTGTTTTATTACAAAATGACGGTAAGATTACAGACCTAAAGGAAGGGATAAAATGAGCATTCCAGTAACAATCAAAGGCAACCTCGGGTCTGATCCTGAGTTGAAATATGTAAAAACAGGGCGTGGCGATACCGCTCTTGTAACCTTTTCATTGGCCCACACTCCACGCGAGCGCAAGGGCGATGAATGGGTCGAAGGTGAGACGATTTGGTTTACTTCAACCAAAATGCTGTCGGCTTTCCACTCATCAAATACAGACACGGCCTTGCTCGCCCAATCAAGCGGTGATCCACGGAAGGAGTAATCTCCCAAAACATAACCGTGACCAGCAGCATCCGATCCGCAGACGATAATTCCAGTCTCATCGCTGGCATCGGTATTAGTTACAGCAGGGTCAATCGACACCGTGATCCGTGAAAGCGGTGGGGCCTTTGGCAAGCGAGCGCGTTCGATCAGGCCCTTGGTCCAAAGTGCGCCTTCAACATCCTCGAGGATTTCACCGTATAACTCCTGGCGGCCCAGGCGTGTGCCGTTGTATCGGGCCTGGAGTTCCAACAGGGCGGCTGGGGCAAGGTTGGCTGCGTTATCAAAGGTTGAGCCGCGTGTGACCACGACAGAGCCGTCTGTGCGGCCCGCTAAGGCCCGAATGAGGGGCGTTGGCTTGGGGGTGGTCGTAACGATCACCCTGGGATGTTCGCCCAGGCGTAGCCCAAACTGCAACTGATCCCAAGAGTCGGAGTATCGGTAAGAAGCCAACTCATCGCACCAGGCTCCGTGATGCTGCGGGCCACGGAAGCGCTCGGGTTCATCAGCAGAGAAAAGTTTAATTCGAGAACCGTTGTTGAGAATGATCTCACCGTTGTTGCGGTTCCAAGTCTTGAGCATTCGGTATCTACGCAGAACGCCTAGAATTCCTGATTGGCCCTCAGCGCAAGTATCTCTAGCATCACCGAAGGTCGGGGCTACGATCGCCCACCGAGTCATCGGTGCTTGGATCGCTTCCCACGCCAACCACTCCGCTGCTGTCCTCGTCTTGCCCGCTCCGCGACCCGCCATGTAAAGCCAGGTCTTCCAACTCCCCTGCGGTGGCAACTGTTCCGCTCTCGCTTGTTCCACCTTCCACTTCCAACGGCTCGCTGCGATCCACTCCTCGGATGAGATTGACGATGCGTTCGATGTCTCCGTCAATGTCCCTGGTTCCGTCATAATTCACCACCTCTGCTTGGATGCGTTGTGGGGCATCTATGCCCACCAATCTTGCCCTTCTTTCCATCAAACGGATAATCGTACCGATGGCTCGATCATCACCTTTCATAGCCCTTGGCCATAACGCCACCTGCATACGATCCAAACGGTCCAACTCTTGCCAGCGAAACTCCTCGGGCGCTTGGGGGATGTTGCGCGTCATGATCCGTTCAAGCGCTCGCTGCGCACCTGACGGCGTTGCGTATCCGACCTCTTCGGCTATGCGCTGAAAAGTAAAACCCGCCCTACGCAGTTCCAGGACCTTTGCTTCTTTGGCCTCAAGTTCCGCAGCCTTCTCCTCAGGTGTCGGAACGGCTACTTCTGTAATGTTTTGCTCGGCTTCCTCCATCTTTTGCTCAACTCTCAGGCAAACTCGAACGCATCACCACAACCGCCGAAGGGAAAGGGGCAGCGTTTGGTTGATCCCCAAACCTCAACCTTCCTCGGATAAAGCGCACCTCGTGGTCAATACAAGAGTCGTGCCACCAGTTGGTATCGGTACGCGAAGGAACAAGGCACACGATCGCCCCAGGGCCTTTTTGGGCTTCCTGGTGGGCTTTACGCATCCAGTCCTTTATTTGGCGGCCGTACGGCGGGTTCAGGAATATGTTTTCTCCCTGGGCATCCAACTGCCAGGATCGCATAAAGGCATCCCGCATAGACGGATCGTGGTGGTCGGGTCCATACCAAAGATTACACAAGGCAGAGGAAGCCAAAGCAGCAGCGTCTAAACCAAAGTTGAACTCTTTATCTAGCGCCGCGTAGAAGTCCTTGGGGGTTGTCCAAGTGTCATCCTCTGACGACTTATAAACCGTTCCTTTGTAAAAGCCATCGCTCATTCCGCTTGCACCAATTCAGCGGTTTTGCCCGTGAACTTCTCCCACCTTGCCAAGATTACATCGCAATACTGCGGATCAAGTTCGACCATGCGGCACTTGCGGTTGGTCTGTTCGCAAGCGATAAGGGTGCTTCCTGATCCCCCAAAGGAGTCGATAACGATGTCTCCAGGCTTTGATGAATTCACAATTGATTTCTGCACCAGTTCGATTGGCTTCATCGTTGGATGAAGTTCGGATCGGGCTGGGCGATCTACCTGCCAAAGATCGGACTGCTTTCTATCCTCCACAACCGCCAAGCGTGCGGCATCCGCATTCCAGCCATACCAAATCGGCTCATACTGGGTGTGGTAATCCTTGCGCGATAAGACCAGGCGATCCTTGGCCCAAATAACGGTGCTGCTCCAATGAAAACCTGCCTCGCGCAAATTGCGGTCAATGACTGGCCATTCTTGGGCGCTCATAACCAGGTAGATCGGTGCGCCAGGTTCGGAGAAATCAAAGAGGGTCTTGCAGAACTGGCTCACGAACTCATCCCATTGGCCTTCGCTCATGTGGTCATTGAGGATCGTTCGAACTTTCCAGCCCTGGACATTGTCGTTGTCGATCCCGCCGTAGTTCACATTCCAGGGTGGATCGGTCCAAATAAGGTGCGCCTTTTCATCTCCCATCAGGCGGGTGAAGGTTGCTTCCTCGGTTGAGTCGCCGCAATACAGCAAGTGATCGCCCAACTTCCACAACTGACCCAGTTTGGTTCGGTGTTCAACTTCCGTGACGGCTGGGGCATCATCAGGCTCGGGTTCAATCTCAGGCTCGGGCAATTCAAATCCGATGGCTTCAATATCAAAGTCGGCATCGATAAGTTCCAGCAGTTGTTTCGCCAGGACATTTTCATCCCATTCGGCCAACTCAGCGGTTCGATTATCGGCCAACGCGTATGCGCGGGCGGTATTAATATCCCAGTCGGCTGGCGTGGTGGTTACATCTATGTGATCCCAACCGAGGCTTTTGGCTGCTTCCATAGTTCCGTTACCCGCAAGAACCAAGCCGTCATGTGTTACAACGATCGGTTTGCGCTGGCCAAACTGTGTCAGGCTTTTCTTGATCGCATCCAGGTTCTTTTGGGAATGGAGGCGGGCGTTGCGTGGGTCCAGGGTTAGATCTGAAATTAGCCTTCTCGTTACTTCCATTGCTCGCCTTCTTACTTGGTTAGGTTCAGCCTTGCGTCTAATAGATCATCAATGCTGCTCAATAATAATTCTTTCTTTTGATGGGATAAACGATTGCCGTAGCGATCTATAAGCATCTCTCTAATGTTGCGCAGCGCCTCATCAATCTCCGCAACTGTTACTTCTCCCTCAATAACAATCATGGCATTGATCTTACTCTTTGTTTCGCCCTGCGCGTCTTTCTGCGAGCGCTGCCACATCCTGTTCACGATAATAGACATTGCGACCCGCTTTCTCCACCCATACGAGTTGTTTTCGATGTTGTAATTGCCTGAGGTTGTTCATTGTAATATTCAATCGAGTGGCAACCTCCTGGGCAGAGAGCAACCCTTCGCTTACCATCCTGGAGCCTCTGCTCGGCCAACTTGAGCCTGACCGCGAGAAACAGCAGCACGCTGAACCTTGGGAACGATGCCAATGTCAGTAGCAGTGATTTCCAAAGCAGTCTTATCAACTCCGTCACGCCCCTTAAATGTTGATTGTTTCATTGATCCCTGAACTAGAACGCTGTCGCCTTTGCGCAAAGCATCAACATACACTTCG